ATTAATTCTTTACCCATTTTTAAAATACTTCTTTAACATTTCTAGTTGATCATTATACTTAGCAATAATATCTAATTCTTTTTCTATAGTTTCAATAACATCAGGGTGTTCTGCAACACCAACATTCTTTTTAATTAATATATTAACGTTAGCTTTATGTTTAAATATATGTCCTTCCGCATGTTTCTTAACTGCATTTAATATTTCACTTTGCATTAATTCTTCCCTTTCAAAATTTTCAAATAATTCACTGTTAGTCATAAATCCTTTTTGTTAGTGGGGCCTTTTTTCCACGTTACCCCTAGGTGGTTCAGTTTACTCTTAGTTACAGAGGATGAGAGGATAATCCTTTTACCTGTACTTACTAAGATTGTCTGATAGCTGTTGCCCTCATACGGGTCTTATGTTCAGGTCTATCTTCTAACTGAATTCTGTAATCTATAATTTAAAGTAGAATAAGGTATTTTCGTTTTTCTACAACACTCTCTAATAGAATTATATTTTTTACCTAGATAAGTGATAGGTTCCCTTCTAGGGTCACTTACCATTCTTTTATATTTAATTTCTTCAGATTGTTTTTTACCGTACCAAAAACCTTTTTCACCTTTTTGACTTTCACTTATTTTAGTTTTAGTAGCTAAAGAAACTTTACGGCCTTTAGGTGAAATTGAATCCTTATAAGCTTTTGTCCAAGTTAAATTATATTTAGGTTTATAATAATTTATAAGTTTAGCCTCATATTTATATGTATCTAATTTATTATCAAAGTATTTAATAATTTTAATAGATGATATATTTTTATGTAAACATTTAACTAGAAACTTACTATGTTCAGGAGATCTTTTATATACTTCCCAAGCCCTACCTTTAGTGCCCATACCGATATAGACTACTTTGCCCCTATCGGTATGTTTATACACATAATATTTATCCATTTTATATTTCCTTAAATGCAATTTGACTTTCATGATAGTTCAATCTACCAGTATCATTGTTGTAAATAGCCTCACCACAATGACCTGTTAAACCAGAGAATCTAGATTTAAGAACTGCAAACTTAACTACATTTCTATCATGCTCTTCTCTAGCCATCATGTTTCTTGCAAAAGCAATAATGTCAAAACTAATTTGTTTTACACTACCTGAACCTTTAATATCATCTAAAGATGCCATACGACCTTCTTCAAATGATTTACTATCACCAGAACTTTTACGTAAGTGTGATATTAAGGTAAGGTGTATGTTATAGCGTTTTGTTATCTTTAACAAATCAGACATAACTTTATCTACAGCCTCATTACCAGTTACATTATCAATTCCCTGGCTTACCGCTATGGTTAGATGGTCTAGGATTAAATACTGACATCCTAGAGCCGCCAAGTATTCGATACGCTCTATAAGTGAATTGTCCTGGACACTACCTTGATGATCTAAAAGAATTAATCTTTCATCACCAAATACTTTTTCATATCCTTTACGTGCCTCTTCTTCAGATACATCTTTTGGAAATTTAATATTTTTATTAATAGACATTCCAATTAATCTTGTAGCTGTATCACCTATAGATTCTTCTAAAGATATTAAACCTATTTTACTATCAGTCTTCTCTAATAAATTTAATATAGTTTCTTTAACTACAGTAGATTTACCTGAGCCAGTACCAGATGTGAATAAAGTAATCTCACCTAATCTCATTCCTAATAGTTTATCATTTAAACCTTTAATACAATCAGGATAAGGTACAGATTTAGTATTTGTACGTTCCTTAAACGCTACCCAAACTTTTTCACCACTAACAAAATTATCAGGCTTATAAGTTTTAGCACCCCATACATCTTGTAGATAATGATCACCTAAACCTTTAGTAAGTGCATCGTTAGCATCCTTATGTATTGAGTTAACAATGTGAGCCTTACCTGGTTTTATTATTCTTGCTACATCTTTAGCGGCCTCTATTCCAGGTGCATCATTATCAAATGCTAAGAAGACCTTATCGTATTTATTTACAAACTCTAAGTTACTAGCAATATTTCTTCTAGCTGATTGAGCACCATTAACTATGGACACAACATCAAACTGAGCTTTAGCTTTAGTCAACATTTCAAGTATTGATAAACAATCTACTTCACCTTCTGTGATAACTAAGTTCTTACGTTTACCACAATTAACCTGATTGAATAATTCAGGTACGTCTAGTTGACCTATTACTCTAAACTCTTTAGTAGAAACTATACGCTTTTTATAGGCTTTAATCTTAGAGTTTCTTGTTAATGGGTAATAATGGCTGACTATATTTCTATTCTCATCATACTCAACTTTAACACCAGCGTTATATAAAACCTTCTTAGAAATATTTCTAAAAGTATCTACAGGTAATTCACCTATCTCATCTAAAGTTAATTGACTCTGTACTACTTTAAATTCTACTTCTGTATCTTCAGTTCCTTTAGGTGTAGTTTTTCTACAACTAAAACAAAAAGCAGACCCATCTGAATAAACTGCGTTTGCATCTGACGAGCCACAGCTTTCACATGAAGTGTGTTTAATGAACGTTGTGTTCTTTCCCATTATTACCTCTCTATATATCTTTTGTTAATCCATTTACTAAATCTTATTAGGTCTTCTCCAGTAGCATTTGACATCATCTTGTTAGCTAATAAACAAACCCATTCAACATTACCCTTTACATAACCTTTTTTCGGGTCAATCCTATCTAATGAAGGTGAATGATTACCACCACCTACTTTACCTTGTGACGGTTTCATAGTGTAACCTAATATAGGACACTTACTATCTTTAGGGTAAATAGAATATAAATAATCTAGATCTAAATTAAAATCTAAATTATGTTTCTTAACTCTAGTCTTACAATGATTAAATGATCTACAACAAATACCTTTAATAGTTCTATAATATTTTTTATTAGATTCTAGTTTACTGGACATTACTAATATATCCCTTCCAGTAATCTATATTCCAATTACTATTATCTTTATAATCTTTAATTAGAAATAACATTTTACCCATAGCATTTAGTCTATCTAAATAATCTTCAGGGTGATGTTTCTTATATAATCTTATTACAGATTCAAATTGTTTTGTTAGATCTTTACCTTTTAATAATTTAGTAGCTTTAACAATTCCTACACCTTTTATTCCAGGTATATTATCTACACTATCTCCAGTTAATAATTGAGTGTGTAGGAATTCACAAGCCTCTATTTTTGATACAGCTTTTATAGTTTTTTGTATTAGACTATAAAACATACCACCTATCATCTGCCAATCTTTATCTACTGTAATCAGTATATATAATTGACCTTTAGATAAATATTTAGTTGCCTCAATAGAAGCCGTATCATCAGCCTCAAATAAATCTTTACTTGTAGGTTTATATTTTTCTAAAACATAATCCTTACATTCAATAAAGTTCTCAGGCTTATCTCTTCTCTTACCTTTATAATCAATAAACTTTTGATCTATTTGTTTTCTAAAATTACCATGAGCTGATACATGTAATGAATATTCATCGCATTGTATTTCATCTTTTACTTCCTGGTATATTTCATCAAATGTTTTCTTGACATCAAGATTATCTTTAAGTGATTTATGACAAGCTCTGTATATCAATACATCACCGTCAACAATCCCTATCATCTTAGTGTGTGTCATACCATGACATCCCTTCTTTAGCATCTCCGCTCATTTGAATATTTAAATTTAACTTTTGTGTTATAAAATCTCCAAACGAATAAGATAATATTTCTTTTACTCTTTTTACATTTTCAGGTTTAGTTTGTATTTGTACTTCATCATGCACAAGAGCTAACATATCAACTTCTATATTTTCTTTTTTAAAAGTTTCAAATGCATTAACTACAGCTGACTTAACTGTAATAGCCTCAAATGCTTGTAGTAAATAATTAAGTAATTTAAAACTAGACTCAGCATAAATTTTTCTACCATCAAGAGCAGGTATAAAACCTAATCCTTCTTTATTCTGAGTAGTATAAAAGAAATTATTTAGTTTCTTTAATAACTCTTTTAATCCTGGTAGTGCTGAATATAATTTATTCTTAACTTCTTTACCTTTTTCAATATCTTCTTTACCTGTAATCATTTTACCTAACTTAGCAAAACCTGCACCAAACACTGTAGCATAAAGTAAACCTTTAGCTAACGGCCTGGACACGCCTACTGCATCAGCATTGTGTTGATGTATATCACCGTTAAGTACATGATCATTAATATCTTTATTATTTAAATAATGACATAAAGCTCTAATCTGATTACCAGAACTATCACAACCAACCATTACCTTACCTTCATCAGCTATAAATAATTCTCTCATCTCCTTACCAAAAAATGCATTACTACTAGGAACGTTAACTATCTTAGAGTGACGTTGCCTACTAGTTGGTGTTCCAATATTAAAAGCCTCACAATAAACTCTATTGTTATTTTGTTCAGCTAATTCAATCCAACCTTTTAATACAGAGTGTCTAGATCTTAATTGATAATATCTAATTACTTTTTTACCAATATCAGATTGAATAGTATTTAAACTATCTTCTGTAATTTTAGGTTCACCTTTTGGTGTGTATTGACTAGGCTTCCACCCATTATCTAATAACATTCCTCTAACTTGTTCCATGTTACCTAAATCAGCAGGTATCATTTCATGTCTCTGAAACGTTTTATTAGGGTTCCATAAATGTGTATCTGTAGGGCCTACAGGTTTACCTAGATACTCAGATAACATTCTACATGTTACAGCTGAGAAGTTACCATTCATTAAATATCTAGCCTTCTTAGGTTCCTTATCAATCCAAACTTTACGAGGTTTTAATGTAGGATTAATTTCATCCTCAATAATTTTCATTTCTTTAGTTAAGTATTCATAATGGCTTTTGGCTTTAGGCGTATCAAATCTCCATTTATTCTTAACTTGATTAGAACATATCTCAGCAATAGCATGTTCAACTTGTAATGCTGATTTATATGTAGGTCTATTCTTAATTAAATTTCTAGCCTCTTCAGTTACATATTTATAAACCTTATGATTTAAGTTAACATCCTGAATAGCATATGTTTTCATCTCTTCAGAATATTTACTAAAATCTTCAAAGTCACCTTTAGCATCACCAAGTAATTCACCAAAGTTTTTAAGTGAGTGTTTACCAGGTCTTCTATAATAATTTAGTTGGCTAATTATCATTGTGTCTATGAATTTAATATTCTTAGGTTTCCAATTTAATAACTTAAATAACACTACATTATCGTAAGCAATACAATTATGACCTATAATAACTTCAGCTTTATCTAAATAAGATGTTAATTCATTTAACGGTTTAGAATCTGCATCATAATCACTAAATGTAACTATTTCATTTGTGTCTATATTCTTAGTTACAGCAATCCAAATCTTATCAACTGTATCTATAAACCCATTACATTCTAAATCGTAAATTAATTTCATTATACTATTCTATCCTTTAAAAAATTATAAAACTTTGCTTGTAGTGCCTCTTCAGAACCATCATTATTAAATACATATTTAAATATATGATTATCTAATGCATGTTCTGATACATGACCGTCACCGTTACAGCCTGGTCTTTTTACAGCTACACAAAATCCGTTTTTATTTATCATTTCAACTTCATTAGGAAATCTAACATCAGTAACAACTACATGATTGTCATGTTTCTTAACTTTGTTTTCTAAAATCCTTACCCAAATATCTTTATGTACATTATCTCTAAATGACATTCCGATCTTTTGTAGTAATTCTCTTGGTGTTAAATTATACCAATCTGGTAACGGTAATTCTCTAAACACTCTTTCACCACCGTCACCCGATAAAATATTTTTATCAATTCCAAAAGTATGATGTATTAAATCTTTTATTGGTTGAGCAAAACTCATCTTATCCCAACCAAAACTATCAGTTAATACTTGACCCATAGCATCTTTACCTGAGCCTTTATAACCCGCTATACCTATTATCATTTTATTCTCCTTATTGAATTGTCTCAAAAGAATCAATGGTATACAAGAAATTAGGAGCAAAATATGGTCTAAGCTCTTCCGAGATATTCTCTTCCTGCATAATTATTTCTTTTTCTTCTGGTGTTAAAATTGTTAGATCTAATATATGACCTACCTTAATTACTAAATCTATTTTATCAGTCTCACTATTCACTAAACCGATATATTTACCTTCAGCTTTTACATAATACGATCTTAGAGCATTACGTTTTTTACCTTCTCTAATTCTTTTTATAATTTCTGGTGATACGTTAAATGTATGCATCATTGTATTCCTCTCAGTTAAATTTTGTGAGTAGGGCCCGTAGGCCCAACCCAGTGTTTAATATTAAATAACATCAGTATCAGAATCGATAGCTTTAAATTCTAAAGACTCACCGCCCTGATATTCTTTAAGGTCTGTAACCTGGACAGCTAACAACTGTACAGAAATACCCTTCTTGCCATTATATTCATAAGGCTTTAGGCGTACTTGAACGTTACCTTTACTACCATTACCAATGGAGTTTGTATTAGTAATTGGTTGTAGTTGTTTATCAACAACAGCTGGTGGCTTAGTTGAATTTTTACCATCAGCGTCTAGATAAATCTTTTTCTTGAGAGTAGCTGTGTATGATACACCGTTATTCTCCTCAATTGGTTTGACATTTAAGCCTGCCTTCTTCCAAGCCTCAGCATCAGTTTTGTTAGAAGTCTTAACAGTCATTGAATACTGTGGAGTCTTCTTATCAAAACCTAAATCAGGATTTGCAGGGTCAAATTTTACCCAACTCAAATCTACGTTATTAAGCAACATATTATTTTCTCCTTATTTGCAAATAAATCCCCACCAAGTTACACCTTTGTTAACTTTGAATACGTGGAGATTGTTATCACTATCATAGATAGTATGTTTATCACGAAACTCATTTCCATATTCTGTACATTCTTCTACAGTTTTAGTTTCATGAAATTTTATTGTTGGTGTTTTTGGTTCACCATTTACCATTAGTATAAACAAAATTTCAATCATCGACCTTGACGATTATATTTCTTAGTCTGACGTTTTTCTTGCTTATTCATATTCTTCTTATGAACCCCTGGTCGTTTTTTAGGCTTTGGGCGTTCAACATAAGTCGTAAATTTTTTCTTAGCCATTTTCTAATTCCTTATCTTCATGATTACATTCCCCATCACAGGGCCCACAATTAATGCATAAACAATTACAACTAAACTCATCTGGTCTAGTAGTGTTTTTACATTCTTCGCATCTCATGTCTTCTCTCATTGATATCCTCCTTATCCTCCGATTATTTTTGAGCCAGTGGGCCCAAGGTTGGAGGAAGGTACTTGAGCCCAAAAAAACAAGTTATTGTCTTCTGTTGAGCGGTACTTTTAAAAAAAACAACAATATTGGAGGTTTTTATGGATATAGTTATACAATTTGTGGTAGAAATTAGTTACAGTTACGATGTGTTATTATTGTTGATATATAAGGCTAATCTAAAAGGTTCCCCTAAGCAG